CCATACGATAGAGATCCTAAAGATGATGGTACACCAAGAGATTTTACTTACTCGTGGAGATTATATAAATCAGAATGGTCTGATGCTATCCAATCTGGTGATTACACAATCACGATGGGTTTTGGTGATCCAGGTACTGGTGATAATCAGAGAAGAATAAACATTACTATTTAAAGCAAAAAAAAGGGGAAATAAACTAATAGTTCCCCTTTTTTATTATCCGATAATAGCTATTTACGGAATAAACCTACCAACACCAATAAAGCGACTAAGCCAGCGAAACCGGATTCGCCGAATTTATCTATGATAGCTGTCAGGTTACCTATTACATTTACGCCAAAAACACCACTTCCAAACAATACTTCGCCAACGGCTCCTATTGCTACGAAAGTGATCATTAGATGAGTTAAATCGTCTAACCAACCTTTGACCAATGCGATGACTTCCTTCATTGTTTTCTCCCGTTTGTTATTCTTATCATTTAACAAAAAAGGGATTTTTAACTTCCGTTTTCTGTTGTCGAGAACTTTTCTCAACATAAATAAATATAATATATACGATATTATGTTTTGCAATATATATGCACCGATTTTTCAATTAGTTAATATTTATTTATAAGTTATAACATCTACTATTAATAATACAAGGAAATCAAAATGAGTCAGGATTACGAATTATTTGAAGGTAAATCACTATCATCATTATTCAAAGACATCTATGATAATTCCAGACATAACAAAGAACAACTTGAAATGTTAGTAAAAGAAGTTGCGGGATTTATCAAAGATGGGGATATGGCTATACAGTTAATCCCTATGATAAAAGAGTATTTGGAAATCAATGTAAAAAATGATGAACAACTTGTCAAATTGGCAACCGTTGTACAAAGATTGATTGCCGCTGAATCTAAGGGTGGTGCAGAAGCGGAGTTCGGTTTATCAGAGAAAGAAAAAGAACAATTATTAACAAGTATAGATGAAGTAGTTGTGGACATTCAAAAGAAATCAGATAAAATTTCAGACGATATACAATTGGTTAAGGAGAATTAATGGCACATTTGACAAGGCCAAAGGGAGATCCTATAAAAATTCCTGAAGGGCCTGCCAGAGTAGAACAGATATATTCAATTATCAATAATATGGGTGCACCCAGTCCTGGCCAGTTTTTTTATGAATTAGAACCTGCAGAAGTAATAAATGTTTTATTAGATGCAGATGATTTGATAGATGCAAATCAAACTAAATTTGAGCCGATGACAGGAGAAAGTGTTCCAGATTGGTCAAAATATGGACACATAGAAGCGAGGTTAGTTTATAGTAAGGAAAATATTGAAGATACAAGAATATTTACACCAATGGATAGTAATATAAAAGAATATCCACGTCCTGGTGAATATGTAATTATTGCAAATTATCTTGGGGAATCTTATTATACTACAAAATTGAATATGTTTAATTCAGTTAATTTAAATGCCCTTCCTGGGATAAGTAGACTTATCGATCCTATTAAAGGTGAAAATTATAGAATAAAAGAATTTATAGGTAATCCAAAAATAAGACAAATAATGGCAAGGGAAGGTGATATTACATTCAATGGGAGATTCGGTCAGTCAATAAGATTTGGAAGTAATATAACAGAGTTAAATGATGCTGATGGTAATTTACTACCTGATACTGGAAACCCACAATCACCCAATATTAAAATTAGATCAGGCCAAGGTATGGTTTCAAAAGTAGCAAATGCACCAATACTTGAAAATATAAATGCAGATGGTTCTTCTTTATATTTGACAACCAATGAAGTTGTTGGCTTAAACCAGTATCCAAGTAGAGTAACAGATTTAGATCCAAAAAAGTTTGATGGAAAACAGATTGTATTAAATTCAGATAGATTAGTTTTTAATTCTAAAGGAACTGATATATTTGCATATTCAAGTAGAGATATAAATTTAGTTAGTAAAAATAGAATTGTATTGGAAGGACATACTTATGTATACCTTGGTGATGCCCCAAAACAAGGTGAAACTACTGGATGGACAGCACCAAGAAAGGGAACAAGTAGTCAAAATCCAAATATTCAACCAGCATTAAAAGGGGATGAAACGATGGATATTATTGAATTATTAATTGATTATTTAAATGAATTTGCAATAACAATACAAAGTGCACATGGTTCGGTAGTAGATTTTGTAGTCCCAATTTCAGATATAATAGATGGTGCTAGTGGATTATCAGGAAAACTTACAGAATTAAAAAAACGATTAAATGATCCAAAGAGTAGTATAGTAAAGGTAATATAATATGCCAATTAGATGTAAATCAATAGCAGGACAACGAGTAACATTAGGTCCGGGTGACCCGATAATACCAGGATGCGAACTTATAGAAGGAAGTGGAATTTTTGAAAATAGAGAAGGATTTCCATTTATGTTTGCAGAAGTACATGGTGTTGCTGGTGAAAATGGTGCAGTAGTAATCTGGCCCGATACGGGTAATGATTTGATGAAATATGGAGAAGGTGAAACAGTACCTGCGGGAACTACACTTCATGCTGGATGTGTAATTGAGAATGGTGAATTAAAATGTGCACCATATATTACCGAAAACGATTCGGTTGCAGCAGAAGGACCACCTGAAACGGGTGGTAGTAGTGACGATGGTGATGATGGAGATAAAGGTTTTTGTATAGCTTCTGGACAAAATATTATGCCGTCAAAGGATAAAAAAGACTGGCTTAAGGATTTAGCAAATTATCAAATTCCCGATTTAGAAGCGTGGTTACTATCTGGATTTACTGCAAAAATACAAGAGATGATGGGAGAATTAAATAAGGTAGTAGGTAAACTTAATGCAGAAGTTGATAGGATAATGGCTCGAGCAGTTATAGACCCAGATGAAGTTTGTAAAGACCCAGTGAAAAAGGCAGTACAAGGACTTTTAAGGTTAATAAGTGAATTGATGAAAATTATTCCTGTCTTACAAAAGATAGTTCAAATAATAAAAATTATTAAAAAGGTCATAAAATTAGTTAGAAAGATTTTAAAATGGACGCCACCATTTATCGTTCCTATAGTTGAAAAATTATTACAGATATTAAATATTATGGGTTTAGTAGATATGTGTGTATCTACTTTGATAAAGGCTGTAGGAAGATTTAATACAATTATTCCAATTTTGTTTGCACAATTAATGGCCATTTTGATGAGTTGCCGTCCAGATGAAGAAGGTATGGGTGATAAGGAAGCATGTGAAGCGGCAGGTGGAACTTGGGTAGATCCAGATGATTTAAAAGAATTACAGGATATGTATGATAAGATGGTAGCTGGAGCATCGGAATTAGATTTAGGGGACGAGTCCATCGGATTTTGTTCTATAACAGAACATTTAGATAAAAAGTCATGTGAAGATGCAGGTGGTACTTGGACAGACTTAGATGCTGATACGGATTTTGATGAAGTAGATACTTCTGCATTATCTAAAGAATTGTCAAAACAATTAGAAGAATTGGATAGATGTTTCGCAGATCCAGAATTAGATGAATATTTAAAAGGGTTTTAAATAAGGAGATAATAAACATGAAGAAACAAGAACTAATAAAGATAATTGAAGTAGTAGTTCGTAAAGAAGTGAAGAAACAGGTAAACGAGATATTTATTAAAGAGAATGAATCACCGTCACTTACCGAATTAGTTTCATCCCCCTTAACCGAAAATGAGTTCAAAGAACCTATTAGGAAAGAGTATAAAACTAAACCTAAAAAGGAAGTAAACTATACATCAAATAAAGCTCTTAACAGAGTTCTAAACGAAACCGTTGGTGGAGTTCCACAGGGCGAGAGTGGTGGATATAAAACTATGGGTGGTGGAATTTATGATACCAGTAAAATAGGAAATGTACTTGCGGGATCAACTGATTTAGGAAGCAATGGGGTATCAAAGGAAATGAAAAGAGAAATTGGAGCAGTAGAAACTATGAAGAGAGCCGGTGTTTCAGTTGATCAAGTTCCCGACCATGTAACAGATGCATTAACTAAAGATTATAGTGGTTTAATGAAAGCTCTCGACCAGAAAAAAGGTGGTGGATCGAATTTTCGTCCATAAGAGGTAAAAGATGTCATTAGATAAAAAATTTCTAAAGTATAAACTTGAAAAGATTAAAAATAAAAGAATTTTCAAAGACCAAGATACTGAAACTAAAAGAAGAATACGAAAAGAAAATGCTAACTATTCTGAAGAAGAAGCAGATGCTATACATTCTTATTTGACAGGTGAAGATAATATAGATGCACTTGATAATAAGTCTTATTTAGAAAATAGATTACCTGGTAGTTTATTTTTGATACCCAATAGAATTACAAGGGGAAATAAGAAAGTGTGGATCGGCGGGTTAAATATTAGACAAGTTCAGAGCAATCCTAAATCTAAAAAAACGAGATTGTCAAGATTGTTGAAAAAATTTAGGACAATAGCCAAGTCAAATATAGATGCAGCAAAACAAATAATAATTCTTAAACAGATATTTGACAAATTAAATATTATTTTTAGTTCTAATGAAATTAAACTTGATGGGAAGATAGATGCCAGAGGATTTAAATCCAACGGAGAAGAAGGAATTACAGAAGATTTTATAGTAGCCGATATGGAAACATCCGGAACAATAATCCGTAAAAGAATTATAGTAAAAAATGGTTTAATTGTCGGCCAACAGCTAATACAATAGGAGAATGTAAATGGGAGCAAGAGAAAAAGATTTAAATCCAGATACTTTTATTGGATTAAAACTTCCATTGGGATATTCTGATACTGGATATTTCAAACAAACTAAAACTACACTTCAACAGGCTAAGTATAATATAATAAATTTATTTAAAACAATACCTGGTGAAAGACTTGGACAGCCAGGGTTTGGTTCAGAATTACATAGAATATTATTTGAACCGTTGAATGAAGAGTTTAGTGATATAATAGAAGAGTCTATTAGAAGTTCACTCACTAAATGGCTACCATATATAAACATTAAAAATATAAAAATTACAATGCCAGATTATAATATAAATCGGGTAAATATATCAATAGATTTTGGATTGTCGTTTGAACCAGATAGATTTGGAACTGTATCAGTAAGTTTTGACCAGTTCGAATCGGCGATTAATCAATAAGGGAGAATAAAATGGCTACAAAGGGAGTCAGTAAAGACGTAAAATATTTAAATAAAGATTTCTCTGGATTTAGAGATGGTCTTATAGAATTTGCAAAAACATACTTTCCAAATACATATAATGATTTTAATGAATCGGATCCAGGTATGATGTTTATAGAAATGGCATCATATGTTGGTGATACATTATCCTATTATATGGATGAACAATTCAAAGAAAGTATGTTAGCTTTTGCAGAGGAAAAGAAAACTATTTATGAAATTTCTCAAGGATATGGATATAAACCAAGACAGGCTTCACCTGCATCTGTAATGTTTGATGTATTTCAAACAGTTCCATCCATTACACGTAATACTACTCTACCGGGAGGTGATACAGGATATCCACCAAATGAAGATTATTGTCTTACAATACCAGCTGGGATGCAAGTAACTTCCACGAATGGAACAATTTTTAGAACCACAGATGATGTGGTATTTATGGATTCAAGTTCACTGAGCCCGAGGGAAGAGACAGTTTTTGATGTTGATGATGCAGAACCGAGTAATATTACAAAATGGTTGTTAAAGAAATCAAATATAAAGGCGGTAAGTGGTGAGCTAGTTACTGAATATATAACATTTGGAGCGGCAGAAAAATATAAAAGAATTGCACTTGCAAATAGTCCTGTATTAGAAATTATTTCTGTAACAGATAGTGATGGAAATAAATGGTACGAAGTTCCATTTTTAGCACAAGATACGGTATATGCAGATTTTGCAAATACTACGAATAATTCTCCTGACTTGGTAGAAGGTAGAAACTTTGCACCATTCTTATTAAAATTAGTAAAGACATCTAAACGATTTAAAACTTATATAAGACCAGACGGAAAAACTGAAATGAGATTTGGTTCTGGAGTAGCATCAGGAGCAGACGAAGAAATTATTCCAAATCCATCAAGTGTTGGTTCTTCATTACCAGGAACACCAAGTTTCCTTGATACATCTTTTGATCCAGCAAACTTTTTAAACACAGAAACTTATGGTCAATGTCCAACTAATACAACACTTACAATTAAGTATTCCTATGGTGGTGGAATTGATGATAATCTTGCTTCAAATCAGATTAATAATATTACTTTACATAGTTCAGCATTTGATAGTTCTCTTGGTCTGAATACAAGTTTAAAATCAGTATCATTAAATTCTATTGCAGCAACAAATAATAATCCTGCAACTGGAGGAAGAGGTGCTGAAACACTTGAAGATATAAGAGTAAATGCAGCAGCTTATTTCCAAGCACAAAGTAGAGCAGTAACAAAGGATGATTATATTACTCGTGTATATTCATTACCAGCAAAATATGGTAATATAGCAAAAGTTTATATGATACAAGATGAACAAGTAGCTGCAACTGGTCAGAATGAGTCAGATCCTACATTTCAATCTAATCCATTAGCATTAAATATGTATTGTTTAGGATACAATAGCACTAAAAAATTAGTAAATGTGAATCAGGCAGTAAAAGAGAACGTAAAAACATATTTAAGTCAATATAGAATGATGACTGATGCAGTTAATATTAAAGATGCGTGGATATGTAACATTACTGTTGAATTTGCACTGTATACGAAGAGGGGATATAATAAAAATGAAGTATTATTAAAATGTGTAGATAACCTGAAAACTTATTTTCAAATAGATAAATGGCAAATAAATCAACCAATAATTTTGGCTGACATAGCTTCTGAATTACTTACAGTTGAAGGTGTTGCAACAGTAGTCGAACCTCCCGGTCAGACAGGAGATAGTAAACAATTGATTCTTATTAATAATATAAATGCCACCGTAAATGGATATGTTTATTCGGATAATTTATATAATATTAAGGGTGCCACTTTTAATAATGTAGTTTATCCACCTGTTGATCCAGCAATATTTGAAGTAAAATATCCTGATATTAATATACGGGGTAGAGTAATGGGAGACATCTAATGCATTATTTTGAATACGCAACCAAAGATACTACGTTATATGAAGTCAGTAAAAGTATGAATACTGGACTTGATGAGATTATTGAAATAAGAAAAGACACGAATTCTGATGGTTCAGTAGTAAATGTTTCTCGTGGTTTAATTAAATTTGATTTGACTTATATCTCATCGTCTGTTGCAAGTGGATTAATATCCAATCCATCATATTATTTAAATTTATATGATGCAAATTCTGAAGAATTACATATATCACAGAAATTATATGCATATCCTGTTAGTCAATCTTGGAATATGGGTTCTGGTAAAGCACACTCTAATCCTATTATAGAGGATGGGGCAAGTTGGAAATATAAAGATAATAATAATGATGCAACTCCTTGGATTGGAACTTATTCTTCAGTATTGGGTAATGATTCTGCAACTGGCAGTTTCACTTTAAGTGGTACACTTGAAGGTGGTGAAGATGTTTTCACCCTTACAAATGCAAGTGGAACAAAATTTTATTTTGTACCGTCAGTTACAGGGAAAACTGATACTGCAGATGCTAATTATTACTATTACATATCTGGATCAAGTCTTACATCTTCCACAGTCAATTTGAGAGATGAAATAAATTCTGTTACTTCGATTGGTGTTTCTGCATCAAGTGCGGGTGCTGTATTAGGAATCACCGCTTCAGATGCAGGTACAGGTGGTAATAGTATCACATTTAATTCTGGTAGTACAACTTTAACTTTGGCTGGAGGAACTGATACAACGCAGGCATTATCTGGAGGTGGTGGAACTTGGTATAGTGGCTCAACGGGACAATATAGTTTAGAAGCCTCACAATCTTTTACACATGAACCATCAGATTTAAGAATGGATATAACTGGAATTGTAAATAATTGGATTTATAGTGGTTCTAATTATCCAAATGAAGGATTTATGATAAAGAGAAGTGGTAGTATTGGAAATGCGAGTTCACTCGTTGAGGAAGGAAATAATACAAAGTATGGCCATTTTATATTTTTTGGCAGAGATACTCATACAGTTTATCAACCAAAACTTGAAGTTGTTTGGGATGATTCTAAATGGACGACTGGTTCTTTATCTGCACTTTCTAATACTGAGGTTGAAGATATGGTTCTTTATATGAGAGGGTTGAGACCTGAATATAAAGAAACTTCAAAGACAAAATTTAGAGTTGTTGGTAGGGCAAGATATCCTGAAAAAACATATGCAACAAGTGGATACAGTACAGGATATACAACAGCAAAATATTTACCAAGTGGTAGTACATATTATCAAATTAAAGATGCTTATACAGAAGATGTTATTGTCCCATTCGGAAGTGGTTCAGTTGTGAGTTGTGATTCAACAGGAAATTATTTTAATGTTTGGATGAATGGATTGCAATCAGAAAGATTTTATAGAATAAACTATAAAGTAGTAAGTGGTAGTGGAACTGCCGATGAAACTGTAACATATTTTGATGAGAAACATTCATTTAAAGTAGTGAGATAAAAAATGCCATATACAAAAGATGAGTTAACTAATCCTCAGTCTAATATTTACACATTTTATAGTGCACTTTCAACAAAAGATGAGACTAAATATTTAGAACAAATAGAGAAAAAAACAGAAGGTGGTGATTTGAGTGGGGGAGTCCTTAGAGATAAAAAAGATGGAAAAATTATTTTGTTCGAGAAGATAATTCCTGGTCAAGGAACGGATGAATCAAGTCATCCTTTTAATCATACTATAACTGTACCAGTACATGGGTATTTTGATTATGAAGAAAGTGAAGATATTAATAAAATAATAGATAGAGAATTTACGGAACTATAATGCCAAAACAAAAACTAATACCAGATCCAATCACTGGAGAATTATCGAGATTATTAGGTAAGGATTTACCTCTTATTGGTATATCTGGCCTGGGAGAAGATACAGTATTACCATTCGGACAATCACCAAAAGATTTTATTGAGTATTGTCTTTACGATACAAGTGATAATTATTTAGGATCAGGTAAAATTCCTCAATCACAGATGACACTACAATTAGATGTGGGTGCTCAAATTAGAGGTCTTGGTTATAACCGAGGATCTTATAAGATAGTATATAACTTTTTAAGACGAATTGGTGGTTCTGATAGCTATATTCTTACTAAGAAAAAAGATAAGAGTATTTATATTGGTGAATATATTATATCAGGTACAGGTAAAATTTTCGCAGCAGAACCCGCAGTTCCTCGTGATGTTGATTATAATCCAGGTTCGAGAAATTCTGGAGAAAATACTCTCACCGAAAAACTTGACTCTAACGGTGATAGAATAGAATTACTTGTTAAACAGGACAAATTTTGGATACAAGAAATTTCACCATCAAAAACTGAAATAAGACTGAGACCAAATCCAGGTATTGTTGATACAGATTATTTTGAAGATTTTAGATTATTGGGTTATACTTGTTTATCTTATTCTGATGTAAGTGGAGAATCCAATTTGACATTTGATGCACAAGGAAGAGTTGCAACAATAACTGGAGCAACAATAACATTAGATCAGGCAATGGCCGGTGGAACTCTTAAAATAAGAGATGCTTTTATTATAGATTATGAAGATAGTCCAGAAGTATTAGGAAGATATACTCCCATAGTTGATACTGAACTTGCACCTGCAATACAAAATTTAGTAACTAATGGACATTTCTCTGGTGGGGGGAATGTTGGTGAATTTGTAAAGAAGGCAAATTCTACTTCCATAATTCAAGATTTTCCAAATCCAGGACACAGTAGATATACTTTAAGGAGTGATGGTTCAACAGGAGAAACTAACCATTATTGGATTAAAGTAAAGGGTATACCAGGCGAGAGTTATATATTAAGTTGCTGGACACATTGGACAGATGAATGGTTAGATCATAGATTATTATTTCGTGGTTCAACCACTTCAACTGGAACTACAAAAACCTTTGATGACACAAATAGAGGACTTATTGAAACAAAACATATATGGGATGGTGATATAGGAGATGGCGGAGGAACAAGAGAATGGGAAAGATTATATAAAAATGTTACAATACCAATGGATTCAGTAGATGGGAGTTTACTAATATGGTTAGGAGATACGAATTCGAATACGAATTATGTAGATGGGGCATATCGATATATTACAAATGTCCAAGTTGAGGCAGGAAGTGTAAATGGGTTACCCAGTCCATTTGTAATTACAGAGAGAGTTGAAGAAGAAGATTCACCAACAACTGGATTAATTACATTTATAGATAATAATACAGTAGAGGCGGTATTTTCAAATGAAGATGGTGGATTTACTGATTTAATGACAGATGGTAAACTTACTATTAAAGATGCGTATGTTACAGATCAAAATTATGATCAAACTATCGAAGCAATTGTAATTGATGATATTCCTCTAAAAAACCCCGATGCATCGGATATACTAAAGGACGAGGGGTTCAGATTAAGTCCATATCATGGTGAATCCCCTAATGATGGTACATTAGTTATAAGTTTACAAGTGGATTGGCAATTTGGATTATATCATGTTCATGCAGATGGAACGGAAGATACGATACAGAGTAATTATAAGTCAAATTGGAGAATGTATAATACATATACTATTAATAATTTTGGGGGAAATGATAAGTTAAGACTTGAATCACATAACATTTCCGGTAAAGCTGGTATGATTTCAAGACTTGAACATACTTTAGCAACTAAGATTATATATAAATCAAGTGATAGTCCAATGGATTATGATAAACAAGAAGATGTGGATTATGCTACTGAAAATCCTGGAGTATGGAATATAATTACAGTAGACGGAGAGGCATACGGTGGTGATGTACACACTTTACATGATTATGAGAATGGTGATCATTCTTTTTGGAAAGAGAAATATCTTCATTCTAAACTTAAAGATAGTGCATGGATATGGACAGACGAAGAACGGAGTAATCAATCTGTTATTTGGGAATGGTCACCGGATTCCAATGTAATTGATAGTATTTGGAAATGGTGGGATCCAGTTTTACATTCAGATGCAGTAAAACCAAGTGGGTGGTCAGATGGATTCAATTATTTTACCTATGGGGGTGGTGATAATGGAAAGTTTACCAGATCACATTGGCGTAGTGGTTGGTTAGGACATCATGCAAAATGGATAGATGGTGATGGAGAATTTGGTGGAACAGCCATGAAGTTTATTGATCAAAATTCAGAATTTCTTTCACCAAATCATACAGATTATCCGAGCTCAGAGTTATATAAAACAGGTCATAATACTGATACAGACCAACCTACCGATTTGGCACATAGATGGTTGGGGATTGCACAATCTTTACCGCACAAGATGGCATCTCAAGGAATTAAACCGGGCGACCAAATTACCGTTTCTTGGAATCAAAAATCAGATACACCAAATAAAGGTGCCCAAGTTGGGATATACCACGCCAACAAGGATGTTGGATATACAAATGTTTGGGGTGCGGGAACAGGTGAAGGACATCATCCACTAACGGCAGAAGGAGTAGAATACGATGGTGTTCAAGCCGGCCACGCCTGGCAAGCTGAGTTTTTAAGATATATACCAATTTCTAAAGTTGGTGAATGGGAACGAGTTAGTTATACAGCTGTTGTTGATGAGAATTGGGATTTAACAAAACGTTCATCAATTTATGTTTATGGTCACAGAGGTCCCGAAGGAATTTTATGGGTAGAGAATCCCACCATCGAGTTAACTGAAAATAAAAATGAAGTAAATATTTCACCAACAACATCAGATTTAGTTGGAGAGATAGTATCTATAGAAGGAAATACTGCAACTCTACATTCAAATTATGTAAGTTTAGCCCCAGTTGGTGCCATATTTAATAACGAATCTAATATACAATCGTTTAATACATTTACTAATTTTTATGTTGATTATACATCTTCCGTAGCAGCATCTGTACCTGTTTATGGATCTTTAAGAGGAGATATTGAAAGTATAAGTGGTAATTCAATTACTTTAAAAAATTCATATACAACTCTTGGTGAAGAAGAAGGACACAATTTTGAAAATACATTAGATATAAATCAAACTTCTGCATTTAATAAATGGTTTGTACAATATCCAAATGATAATCAAACTAATTTAAGTAAATTATTAAGATTTGGTCCCGACAATCATCATTTAATAACTAATTTTAAATTTGATACAGAAGTATATCCAGATTATCCACATTCATTAGTTTACAAATTATATAAACCACTACCCGATACAGTTCGTGAACATGATTATATAACGATTGTTAAAGAGATGATACCACCTAAAGAAGAAGTTGTTCAGTTATTTCCGTTTGTAGAGGAGTGGGTAAGTGATATTGTTCTTAGAACTCCAGAATTTCAAAGTGTTACAAGTCCAATAGGTGGTGGTCAAATAGAGACCAAAACTTATTATGAATTAACAACAACCAATGGTGGGATACAGGAAGATATTGAAAATGAATTATTAAGTGGCAGTTTAAGTGCAGACATTAATGTAGATTTTAATTTATTTGAAAATTTTATACATTTTAGTTCAGCAGAACAACGACTTAAAAACTTTAAATATAAATTAGACCAGATACAACAATACACAGATAGAAGTGCATCATTAGCAGGTTCAAATAGTGGTTCAACGGGCAGATTAAGTGTTAAGGCAGACCCAGGAGCAGGTGCTTATTTAAATATTTCAGGATCTGAAGCTTCACACCCATCATTTACCCCAGTAAGTGGTTCATTAACACAAGTTCAATCTTGGGAAAAGAAACGCCGTGGTGTTATTAATAACTTTGATAAATTTGAAAACTATATGTTTAAACAAAGTTCATCATATTCAAGTGAATCTATTGGTATATTTCATGAAAATTCTTGGCCTAAAGAAAGTGGAGTAGGAACATATTCAAGTCCATATATTCTTTATAGAACATCTCAATCAGCAGCAATAGATTGGTATGCAACTCAATTAGTTTCTGCATCAGTATATGATAGGGCAAATAAAAATAGATTAAAAAGTCATCTTCCAATGTTTGTCCAAGACGATGATGAAAATGATGTATTTTTAAAATTTGTGGATATGATTGGTCATTACTTTGATGACATTTGGGTGTTTATTAAGTCGATGACAGATGTTTATGATAAGAGAGATAAACTTACAGAAGGAATTGCAAGAAATTTATTACATCCAGTTGCACAATCTCTTGGATGGGAAGTTAATGATGGAAAAGATTTAATATCGCTACCAAGATATATATTTGGAATGGAACAGACTGGTTCTGAAAATCCATGGCAGTTTAGTGGAACTTCTGACAAGGACATATCAAGAGAAATATGGAGTCGTATTATAAATAATATGCCTTATTTCTTAAAAACAAAAGGAACTGCACGGGCAATTAAAGGATTAATAAGTTGTTATGGTATTCCATCAAGTATTTTAAAAGTAATGGAATATGGGGGACCAAGTCTACCAGGTAATTCAGCTGACCACATGATAATAAGAAAATTTACAAAGGCATTAAATTTCTTTGGAGCAACTAATAATACTTATGTTCAAAATAGTACTTGGAGTCCAGTGATATCTGGAAGTGGAGCCACTAATAGAGTTCCTGATACGGTAGAATTTAGATTTAAAGCAGCAAGTGGTTCAAACCAAGTATTAGTAAGACGAGGTGATGATTGGGCAATTAGATTAAAAGACAACGGTTCTTCTGATACTCGCGGCCATGTATCATTTATGTTGAGCGGTAGTAGTGGATATCTCGAAGCGTCATCTTCTGAATTTCCTGTATATGATGGAGAATTTTGGTCTGTAATGTTGACAAGAACTTTATCTGGTTCAGGAGCATTTGTAGCGAGTGATGCGGTCAATCAAGATATAGTTTATAGTTTATATACTAAAAAATATGATGCAGGACGAAGTAAGATTGTATATGAATCTACAAATACTTTACTTATAAGTGGTTCAATGGGTGCAGTACAACAATCATATAATTTAGCATATTCTGGTAGTGCTACAACAGTTACGATAGGTGGTCCACAAGAGAATACTTATTTTGGAGAATCATTAAGTGGTTCTATGATGGAATATAGAAATTGGACAACGGCACTACAAGAATCTTCATTTGATAATCATGTAGCTGCACCGATAGCATTTGATGGTAACACACCGTCTGCTTCTTATATAGATTTAGTTACTCGATATTCATTTGATGATGATAAAGATTTAAGTCTATCTGCAAATCAATGGTTTCAAGATGTAACTGCAGATACATCATTTACTGCATCAGCAACACCACATAATTATACAAGTTTAATGGGTGATCATTTTACACCTGTAGTAGATGAAACTAAAATGAAAGTTCCAAATTTTGGTCCAAGTGGAAAATCGGGTAACAAGTTAAGAATAGAAGCAGATACACGGATAGATAAGTTTGGTAATCCAGAGTTAAAATTTCATGAAAGTATAGTTACACCGGCTTATGATGATGCACCAATAGATTCTAATAAACTTGGAATTTATTTTTCACCATCAAAGGCAATAGACGAAGATATTATAAGTTCAATGCCTAATCTTGACTTTGACCAATACATTGGAGATCCACGTGACCAATACAAAGAACAATATACAGGATTAACAGAGGCAAGAAATTTATATTGGCAAAAATATTCTGGTCCTAATAATTTTTGGGATTATCTGAGATTATTAAAATATTATGATTCTTCATTATACAAACAAATTGGTAAGTTAGTACCCGCCCGTGCAAATGCTACAGTTGGTATTTTAATTGAACCAACTATATTTGAACGAGATAAAATTATAATTGGTAAGAAACCTACGTTTGAACCACAACATTATACCAGTTATATTAATATAGAACCAGTGTATTCTGAAAGTGCTGCATATCAAACTTATGAAGAAAAAATAAATTGGTCTAATCCATTTGGTATAAATCGACATACAATGGAGACAGGTTCATATCTATCATCTTCAGCTACATATGAAACAATGGAAGCTAATTTAACTTATACAGATCCATATAGGGTTAATTATTATACTCAACAAAGTGGTTCTGAACCACGTGGGTTTATTTCTGCATCGGGACACGAAGTAACTCCAGAAATGTTAAATACACTGCCTATAAATTTACACGATCCACATAGATTAAATAGTAGAAAACAGATTAGTGGATCAGGAATAGAATTATCAGCAACATTTAGTTCATATAGTGCACCAAGTATTACGTTGAGTCAAAATGCAGCAGGAACTGGTTCATTTGTATTGAGACATATTTTAGAAAGACCTGCATTATATAATATCGGTGATATAGATACAAGTGGGTGGTACGGGTCTGATTATTATAATTCAACTATACAGGTAGGAAGCACTAAAGCTATATTTGAAGAAGTAGTTCAGCCACGATATGAGAGAAATATAACATCACAATTTAATGATGAAATAGAGTACTTTTATTCATCTTCATTAAGTGCTTCAATGCATATACCATATTCTTCAAGCTTTGTTCGTTCTGATTTGGATAATAGGTGGGATGAATCAATAGGAACCGATAGATTATTTTATCTTGGGTGTGTACAAACCGATAGTTCAACCGTAACCGATTTAGGTAATAGATGGCAAGATAACACACCTGCTGTAGAGGTAATATTAGTATCACCTACAAAATTGATAACATCTGATACACCTACGACTAAGATGAATGCAGTAAACAAATAATGATAAAAATTAAAAAGGATTATATTTATAAGAGAAGAATAACAGGTTTTATTCGATTGAATCTTATAAGTAAGAAATAAAATCCGAATACAGGAGAAAAACAAATGGGATATTTAAATAATTCAACAAGAACATTAGACGCTATATTGACAAAGAAAGGTCGAGAAATTTTGTCAAGTGGTGGAGACTTTGTAGTTACAAAGTTTGCACTTGGTGATGATGAAATTGATTATTCACTATGGGATACGGCACATTCCAGAGGAACAGACTATTATGGTGCAGTAATTGACAATTTACCAGCACTTGAACCTTTCAACGATCCGTCCGAGATTATGAAGTATAAGCTCGTAACGCGAACGAGTGAATCGGTACGGGCCATGATTCAATTGATTGACCAAGGTGGTACAACAAATTCATTGACAAATTTAGTTTATTATAAGAATTCTTCCGATGGATCCAAGAGAACTTACATAGGATTACCAGCAATCGTAAATACAGAACTTGGAGGGGGGTCAGCAACAGAAACCACCTTTACAAGTAATCCACTCGGTATCGGTAGAAGAGCAAATTCAGAGTATGTTGGTACGAATGAGTTTGGTTTGTTAGAACAGGAGACATATACTGTAACTTTATTAGATTCGAGCATTGCAATATTGGCCCCAGGATTTCAAACAGTAAGTAATCAGGACACAGTTGTTCCAGAATCAACAATTGTTGATGGTGAAGGAATTCATGTACCATCTGCAGCAGATAAACTTTGGTTACCATTCGTAGATAATGTTCAACATATTTCACAAACTGTAGCCAAATGCACTTTGGACGCGGGTATTTTACAGTTCCCACAAGAGGCAGGATCAACTGTTGCACCTAAATCCTTGAAAATTTATCCAAAGGCTATTACTCAGAATCCAACAAAAACTTCTGTAATAATAATGGGAGAATTGTCAGGAGCAGTATTAGAGTTTGATATAACAATTGCATACGATACAACAACATAAAAGGTAAATTATGGGATTTATAAATAATACTTCATACATATTAAATGCTGTATTAACTAAAAAAGGTAGAGAATATCTTGCAAGACCTGGTAGTAATTTTACAATTACAAAATTTGCACTATCAGATGACGAGATAGATTATACTTTATGGGATACGGCACACCCTAAAGGAAGCGATTACTATGGTGCAGTATTAGAATCTACACCAATGTTAGAACCATGTGTAGATCCAGAAGTTGTGATGAAATATAAATTATTTACGATGGACGTAGGGACGAGGGCGTTACCTTATATTAGTATTACACCATCAGCTTTAAATGGAAACGATACTTCATTATCTTCAAATTTTAATGAAAATAATTCGGCAGCACAATGGGCAAACAGTTCGGTAGTTTTAGATCCGTCAACTGAAGGATCAAATAATCAGTTCATAGATGAAGATTATAGTTTCTTAGTATTGAATAAAAATGTAGTTGATATAGGAACTGGACAAGGAGTTGGAGTAAATTTTAATAGTGGAGCTGTCTATGGGGAAGAAAGTGGCAGATTAAGTAAAAAAGTTGTAGGACAAGTTGCGACGATAAAATCAGGATTTGGAGTAGCCGCTTTACCGTATTCAAGAGAAACATCCATTATTATAACTGGTCAAATGTCAGGAACAATTTATGTATTACCAGTTAAAGTTAATTATATAAATAATACACCATCATGATAAGGATAAATTATGGGATTTATAAATAAAGATATATTAGCAGTAGATGCAATCCTTACTAAAAAAGGAATAGATTATTTAAGGAAGGCCGTCTATGGTGAAAACCAAAATGGAGAACACGTTATTACAAAATTTGCTTTAGGTGATGATGAAATAGATTATAGTTTATGGGATATGACTCCAAGTGGTTCAAATTTTGTAAAACCATTTGGTCAAGTGATTGATAATCAACCATTAACTGAACCTAATGTTAATTGGAAAAGTCCAACTGATAATGAATCAATAAGATATTTTTTATTTAAGAATATTATTATTGAAACAGATGAAAATAATACGAATACAACCCATCCACCTGTAGGAATGAGTGTAGCTGATGTTACACCACCTGGATTGGAGATGATATAATGATAATACAACATAGTCAAGTAGGACAAGATGGACTTGGTCAAGAACTAAAAGTAGAAGCACAATCTGTTACTTTAAAGGCAAAAACTGTCTCTGTTATTAGAAATACTACATTAAGGGTTACGGGATTAACAACGGGAGCAACTTGGTCAATAGGTTTAATAGTTAAACCGGGTAATCAAGTATTATACAGTCCACCACCAGTAAATCTAAACCCCCCAAGTGGACCAGTAGCAGGATTTAGTTGGGGAACTGGAACAATACAGGTATAAGATAAATATATGGGATATTTAGATAAAACAAAATCAACAGTAACTGCACACTTTACCAAAAGAGGTAGAGAACTTTTAGCAGATGCATTGGCAGGTAATACAACGGGTGATTATATAATTACAAAGTTTGCACTTGGTGATGATGAAATTGATTATTCTTTATATGATGAGAGTCAACCATCTAATTTGAGAGGAAGAGTTATAGAAAATATGCCTTTGGTTGAATCATTTATTAAAGGATCAGAATTGATGAATTATTTTATGACAGATGCCCCAGATGTGGCACTGGGTTTTGGATTATCCAACATTCCTAATACAATTGATTTAACTGGATTAGGGGATGTGATGGTATTAAGTCCAGCAACAGAAAATTTAGATGGAACAGAAACATATGAGTTTATACTTGAACATGATAATTTATGTAATATGTATGATGCTAATAATACACCAATAGCGAATTTTATGTTCGTAGTAGCAGATCAAGGTAGTCTACCCGAAGGTAGTCCTCCAATGGCAAATTTTAATTGGGTAGACAATAATTTAGTACTATAAAGGAGATATGAAATGCCATTACCGACAATGAATATAGCACCACTTACTATTAACTTTACTAATACATCTGTAGGGGATGGTTGTACATACAGTTGGAACTTTGGAGACGGTTCAACATCGAATCAGGCAAACCCAAATCATACTTTTCAGGCAGGAGCTTGGCAAGTTACTTTAACTGTAACAAATGCAAATGGTTCAGACCAAACTTCTACAACAATAGTTGCTTTACCACAGAGTGGAGGGAATAATGGTGATGGAAACGGAAAAGGTGGAAATGGAAAAGGTGGAAACGGAAAAGGTGGAAA